TGGTACTGCTGGTGGTAAAATAGTTAGTAAAGCAGCAACAAGTAAAACGGCAAAAAAGGGAGCATTAGCATTAGGTCGTAAAGCTGGATTTGGTAAATCAGCAGCACAAGCATTAAGTGAAGGTGATGAAATTATTGGTGCTGGTGGAGCAGCAGAAAGGGTCGGTTCTTCAAGTGAAGAAGCACTAAAAGCAGTAAGGGCTGCCCGACTTGGTGAGAGTGGTGGTAGTGGTTTATTAGTTGCCGGCCCCGCTTTATTAGATAGAGCGGGTATTGCTACGGGTCGTGCTGGTGGATCAGCAGCAAAAACAACAAGCACGGTCGCATCCACGGGTGAAAAAGCGGTGGTTGCTGGTAGTAAAGAAGGTCGTGCTGCTTTGGAGGCGGGTGGTAGAGCGGCATTAAAAGGTGCTGCTCTTACTGCTGGTAAAGCGGCAATTGCTGGTGCTGGTGGTGCTTTAGATATTGGTGAAGATATCAGTAATCTTGCTAGTGGTAAAAAAGGTATGGAGATTTTTGGTTCGAATAAAATGTCGCAAATTGGTAATATGTTGAATATTGCTGGTAGTACATTAGAAGTTGGTGGAGTGTTAACTGGTGGTATTACACCATGGAGTATTGGTGCTGAAATACTTGGAGCTGGTTTAGGTGTTGTTGGTTCTGCTTTAGAACTTGGAGGTGATATGGAAGCGGCTGATAAGAAAAAAGAAGTACTTACTACTGATATTCAATCACAAGCGAGAAGTTTAGGAGGCGCTCAACAAGTAACAACAGCAACGGCAAGAAGTAATTAATTATCACTTTTATTTTTTTTTTTAATTTATTTATAAAGATTTATTTTATATACTATATTATAAAATGAGTTCTTACTGGAGAAATGATGATAAGATAAAAGTTTCGCAAACCCAAGTTTCTGTTCCATCCACTAATGGATTGTCCTATGCTGGGACGGCGGGGCAGAGTGGTCGTAGAGTAGATTTTGAAATCCCATCAACTGTAAAGTTTCTAGATGGTAAAAATAGTTATTTACAGTTTGACGTTAAAGTAGCAGCCCCAAGTGGCGGTGTTCCGACTCGTCTTCATCTTGATCCTTTTATTGGCGGTCAGTCAGTAGTTAAAAATATTCGTATTTATTCGGGTAATCGTGCTGTTCTTCTTGAAGAGATTAGTGATTATAATGCGAAGGTTCAAATGCAGTATTCATACAATCAAGATGACAGTATGAGAAAACTAAGAGCATTAAAAGAAGGTTCGCTTATTCCAACTGTTGAGAACCGAGGCACACTTGGTACATCAGTATCTAACAATATTGACCTTTCAACCAACCCTTACTACAAGCCGGTTGGGACTGTTCCAGCTGGACGGGACTGGGGGACAGCTGATGATTTCTTAACTGCTAAACTATCGCTACCAATCCACACGGGTATGTTTGCTGATGGAGGCAATAAGATCTTCCCAGTTCTTATGACGGATGGTCTATTTATTGAGATTGACCTTGAAGACCCCGCAAGATATCTTAAGCAGTTAGATAGTGTTAATCGCCACCGCCGTATGAAACAAAACCCAGTATTTCATGGTGTAGATAAAGATGGACTTGCTCTCAATATTAATAATGCTACAAACCGCACGGAGATATTTTTAGGACTTCAAAACAATATGAGAGGTGTTGAAAACTGCCCTTTTGTAAAAGGTGAGAGAATTGGTATTTGTAAGAATGATAACCCGAGAACTGAATGTGCTCTGACCCTTACTGCTAGTGGTGCTCAAGGATATCCCAAGATTGAAAATATCGAAGTAGAGGATGGATATGTAAAAATTACATGTGAACAGTTCCAAAATAGTGATACGGGCACGGGTGTTGAAGCAACGTCTAATAACTTTATTGTATTTAGTGCTGCTATTGATACTGATAGGCGACAAGTTGCTGATTCTTCTATTGTCCTTGTTGCTTCTACTACTTCTTACCCCGCAACTACATTAATCTCTAATGCTCAAATTGTATGTCAGCAAGTTGGACTAGACCCACAGTATGAAGCTGGGATGATGAAGAGAATGAGAGATGGGGGATCAATAGAGATTGATATTCCAAGTGTTACTAATTACAAACATTCATTACTTAAGACAAATCGTAATGCTACTATTAATCTTCAAGTTTCTAACACTCGGGCTAAATCTATGATTATTATGCCTACTGATGCGAACACTTTAAGTGTTGCCGATACCATGGGTGGTGCTAAAAATGCTTATGAAGAAGAAACTGGTTCTATGGATGGTCGGCTCCATAGTATTAGAAGCGGTCAAGTCGGTATTATTGATCGGTTGACATCTTACCAAATGGTTGTAGATGATAAACTTGTTCCATCTCGTCCTATTGTAGTATCTAAAATCAACAAGGGACAGTCTATAGCAGCACAGCCTCTTATTGAATTAGAAAAGGCACTTAATCAAGCGGGAATAGTTCCAAGATCTTTTGTTGATTACAACCGCAATTTCTTAATTGGACGGGCATACGCTCTTAATGATGGAGTTGCAAATCTCAATAACAAATCGAATCAGCTCCAGCTATTCTATAATGAAACTGATGCGGCTGGTGTAGATAAAGCACCAGCACACGATAAGCTGTTATTCTGTTATCTCTTCCACCTCCGTCGGATATCTATTAAGGGGGATAGTGTAACGGTTACTCTATAAATAAATAATCAATATTTTCTATGTATCTTTTTTAATTTTTTATTTCATATTTTTAATATATTTATATATATATAAAATGTCTCGCAAGTATTTGAACGTTCAGCCAAATAATGTCCCAGCATCGGGTAAAGTTTCATTCGCTCGTGGTAATCCAATTCTTACAGTGACGCTTGGTCGTCAAGATGCTATGTTAGACCTTGGTTCTCTTCGTCTTTCTGGTGATCTTAATATATGGAGAGATGCTGCTGGTACTCTTCACCCCGCGGCTGGTGCGGCTGCTAATGCTCCCGAACTTCGTGGTTCTCATAAACTCGGTATTTATGCTGCTATTGATCAGCTTGTTTTCCGTCACGCTGAAACGAAACAAGTAATTGAACATATTAGACACTATGGTCGCTTCATGTCTTCATACATGCCTACTATGGCGGGGACACAAGATACGGCTGGTCATCTTTCGAAGACCGCTTTAATTATGCCTAATTACCAAGCGTATCGTGATAATGTAATCCGTAATACAACCAACTCGGTATTTTGCATTCCTCTCCCCTCGGGTTTGACTCTTGGTGTGTCAAAATTACCATTAGATAAAGTCCCTTTAGAAATTGAAATCCACCTCGCACCCGATAGTCAGTTTTTCTATTCTAGTGATGCTACCACCGCCAATATCAATAATGCTTTTTATGAAATGAGTAATGTTGAGGTAACATGTGAAGTAGAAACTGGTGTTCCTTCTCCCGATACNGGTGTATTAGATTTNAATTCGATTACTTCATATTTCTCAACTCTTGAAAGCACTAATTCAATTATTAATTTCAACCTTGGATTATCAAAGGTTCTTGCGTCTTTTGTCAATTTTGTTCCATCTAATTTTATTAACAATCTTGCTCAAGACGGCTTTCTCACTTACATGCCTACACTAAAACCTAATGCTGCTGGTACTGGTGATGGAGGTGTTGCTGATTTAGAAACTATTTCCTTCCTCCGTAATGGTGAACGCTTCCCATCCGCTTTTGAAGTACAAAGTGTTCATGATAAGACAACCAACGCAACTACGGTTGTTGATCCTCAAGTGATTAAAGGTTTTCTCAATTCTATCATTCCCGAACAGCACCACACGAGAACCTCGGCATCTCCTCTTACTACAAACCGCAATTTCACGGGTAATCAAAACGCTATTACTGGATACCGCCACATGCCCGATACTGGTGCTGTTTATGGTGTTGGTGTTCTCTATGATATGTTAGATAGTGAAGGTGTTGATTTCTCTAATTCGCAGTTTAGTATTCAAATGAAGAATGGGCTTGAAGACGGCAACCCCATCTCCGCATATCTATTTATCAAGTCCAAGGTTGTTGTTGCTTGGTCAAGTGATAGGGGTGTCCAAGTTGTTATGTAAATATTCTCTATGTAATTATTTTTTAATGTTTTATTTTTTATTATTTTTATATATTTAAGTTATATAAAATGACTGATAGCGATCGTATCCCCGACCTTATTAAAATTGGTGCTATTCCAAGTGAATATGGACAAAAATTACATACTGATGTAATTGACCCAGTAACATTCTCGCAAAGACGAGTTAGATTTACAATGTCAAGAGTCGCCGGATTTCTACATTCTAATTCAAAAATTACTCTTGCTGTAACTCCACAAGCGGGAGTAGCTAAAGGTTTTTACCCTTTGAATGTTGGCGTGTCGCAGTTGATCCAAACTGCTCAGCTTACTATTGGTAATAATACCGTTTGCTCCATTGATGACTACAACAATTTCCATCAGTATCAGTCTATGTTTATTTCGAATGAAGATAATAAAGAAAGAGAGCAGTATTTATCACAGCGTTGCATTGCTCATATGCCCGTATATGATGACCGCACGGCGGATGTAACGGATAAACCCCCTAACTCTGCTAAAACTATTGGTATTGATGTTGGACGCAATCCAGTTGTACCGGCTGCTGGTGGTGCTGGAGCATTTGAGTTGCTACCATTTATGGAGCAAGACGGAACATCAGCACAGACAATTAGTGAAGCTCCCGTTTATTCGGTTTATTTAAGTGATCTTTTCCCGTTCCTTAAGTTTAATCAGTTGCCTATGTTTATGTTAGACGAAGAAGTCCATATAGATCTAACTTTTGTTGATGCTACATCTTCTCGCTCGGGTGGTGTTAAATCACAGCGTATTTGTGTTAATCAAGCTGATGGAGATACTTTAGCGTTTGATGTAAATGAAAGTGAGTGTAAATTGATTTATGATAGTATTACTTATGATGGTGATATCATGGAGAAATATGCCTCGCAGAACCCGAAGCTTACGTTTCAGTATGCTGACTACCGCCTTACTAAAAGGACGGGAGTTCAAGATGACGGAGCTGACCCCAAGTTAAATCCATTTGGATCTCTCATTCTACCTATTGGTGGTAATGGTCGCCTTTGTTCGAAGGTCTTTTTTGGTATTCAAGCTGATTCAAGTTTTGAAGCTAAATCTCTCCTTAATGGTACAACTGCTTTCGGTGAGTTTCTTTTATCATACAATCTCTTATATAATGATAGATTTGAGTTTACTGTTGATAGGAGTAATTCAGCATTACAGTTTGCAACTACTCAAGCTGCCGAGGGTCAAGTCCCTATGTTGGCTCATGACGAAATCCTACAGCGTAATACGGGGACTTCATCTATTACTGCTGAAACACTAGAAGGACACGATCAGTCGGGGAGTGCTGATGGTTTAGGGGCATTATTTAGATGGAATGCTATTCGTCCTAATAAGGGTGAGCGTATTAATAATAAGGGAATGGATCTCATTTACAAGATCCCGTCGGTTCTTACTGACGGCACTTATACTCTCCGTGTTTATACTGAACTACTTAAGGTGGCTACTATTGAGAATGGCCGCTTTAATTGTTATTTTGCATAAATAATTAAAATATATATTTACATTAAAATAGTAAATGGATTGGATTATAAGTTTAATTTGGGATTATTTCAAATGTAAAGAATGTGATAAATATAAAAANACACAAAAAGAACTAATATCATTAGTAAATGATTTATTGAAAACTCAAAAAGAAATATTAAAATATATTGATTTAATTGAAAGTGAAGAAGTCAAGAAAGTGTCTGGGGTAAAATGGAAAAAACATCCATCTTAAATACACCCTTCAACACGAATTATTTTCAAGATTTACCCCAGACACTTTTTCATAACCTTTTTTTTTCGTTTTTATGATATAAAAATAATCTATTATTATATTATAAATATGTCAATTGATAGTAAAAATCCTACTGAAGATATTTCTAAAGCAAGACCTACTTTAAAAACAAACACAGTTAAACAGTATGTAGTTAATCTCAAGAAACTACAAAAGATATATGATACTGACAATTATGATTTCTTAAAGAAGCCCGAAGATGTAATGGATAAATTAAGTGATCTACATTATTTAAGCCAACGCAATATATTAAATGCTGTTGTTGTATTATTGATGGCTCTTAATCATAAAGAAGAATATGATAAATTACTCGAAGAATATAGTAAATTAAGGGATGAACGAAATGATAAATATAGTGATGAACAAAAAAGCGGTATTGTAAGCGACAAACAGAGCAAAAACTTCGCAAAAATAGAAGAAGTTTATGACATGATAAATAAGATGGCGGATGATTTAAAACCAATAAAAAAGAAAGGTAAAGATGATATTACTAAAAAAGAAATGCAACTATTACAAGCGTGGGTTCTCTTCAATCTCTATGCGAGGATGCCGTTTAGGAATGATATGGGCGGCGGAACTAGTGCGATTAATCAAGCAGCATATAAGAAGTTAAGTGATCAAGAAAAGAAAGAAAATAACTATTTAGTTGTACCATCAAAGGGTAATTTATATTTTGTATTGAATAAATATAAAACAGCAAAAAAATATGAAGAGTTAGATTTACCAATTGAAGATAAAGATTTAAGAAAGATATTAAGGTATTACTTGAAGATCAATGGGATGGGTGTATTGTTTAAGACATCAACGGGTAAACCATTAACTAGAATAGAATTAAGTAAGGTGTTACTTAAATATTCTCAAAAATATATGGAAAAAAATCAAGCCATCTCGAGTACGCTTATGAGAAAAATATATTTAAGTTCTAAGTATGGTAATATGAAAGAGGAGTTGGAGAAGGACAATAAAGTGATGGGGCATTCGAAGCAAGTTGCATTAGATACTTATGTAAAGAAAGCGAAAGATTAATAATTATTCAGTTTTCCCATTTTTACTTGTCATCTACTCTCATATCTTGAAGATTTTCCTTTAAAGATTTAATTACATCAGATTTTATTTTTTTCCTTAATTTTAAAATCAAAGAATCTAGTTCTTTATGAAAATCTTCATTATCTTCAAGAAACTCTTCATTGTCTTCTTCAATATCACCCCATTCTTCTTCAAGATCACTAAGGATTACTTTTTTATCATCTTTACCTTTTCGTCTCAAATATTTTATATATAATTCATTTACTTGTTTTGATATTTTATTTTTCTTTTTATCTAGTTCTCTTTTAGCTTTCATAGCCTCCTTATCGACTACTTTCTTCTCGCGTTTTGGAGGTAATTTTATTTCAATATCTTTATACATCTCATAATCCATAATCTTTTCAATTAATTTCTTTTTATTGTCTGTGCTTCTCAATGGTTGACCTCTAGACTTCTCTAATTTTTTACCTTCAGCAGTTTGATTCCATTGTTCTATAATATCACGTAAATATTGTACATCTCTTATTCTATTGATACCATCACGTATCTCTATTATTGGATTTATTTTTCTAGCTTTCTTTGGTTTCTTTGGGGCTTCAACCTTTCCCTCTAGTTTTTTATTATCTCAATCCCCTCTTTTTCTAATGCTTTTAATTCATCTACACCTCCACTTTTATAACCCTTATTAATAAGTGATTTTTCACTCACTTTTCTTCTTCTTTCGTATGCTTCTATATCTATTTTCCATTCTTTTAAACCTTCCTCAACTGATATTTTACCTTTTTTTACTTTACTCTTAATTTTATCAATTTTTGATTTACTACCACTAAATCTTAAAGGTGGAGGCGATTTTTCATCTTTCTTTGTTCCCATTTTATTGATTTTTTTCTGAACTTCTTTTAATGCTTTAACACCACCACCAGTAATGTTACCACTAGAATCAACTTTTTCATAAGAAATAACTTTATCAAATAATTCATTATCTAATGCTTGACGATNNTCT